CGAGCATTTCAATCTACACAAAGTAAACATCCTTAGAAAACAATTATTCGAATCTATATGCCAGTAACTCAATGTAAGAACGGAAAGTGGAAAATCGGTACAGGAGAGTGTCAGTACGATACAAAGGAGAAGGCTATGGAAGTATGGAAAGCAATTTTAGCATCAGGACAATATGGCAAAGTTAACAACAAACAAAGTAACCTTCGGGAAACGGAAGGGGGGCAAAGCTCAGAAGAGCAGAAACAAAAACAATCGTAAAGAAAGAAACTACAGAGGTCAAGGAAGATGATACACGAATCAGCTTACATACATCCGACTGCGGTTATCTACGATGGAGTAGTAATAGAAGAGAATGTCTATGTCGGTGCTTATTGTATTATCGGAAGTCCTGCTGAGTGGAAGGGTAAAGAGGATAACGTAGGTAAAGTGATTATCAAGAAAGGAGCAAGGCTCACAGGATTAGTAACTGTTGACTCAGGAACGCATCAGAATACAACCATCGGAGAAAATTGTTACTTGATGAAACACTCTCACGTAGGACACGATGCGATTATTCAGAATGGAGTTACGATAAGCTGCGGTGCTAAAATCGGTGGGCATTGCATTATCCATCAGAATACTAACATAGGATTAAATGCAGTTATCCATCAGAAGGTAGTAGTACCCGAAGGATGTATGATAGGAGCTTCCGCTTTCGTAGGTAAGAAATCAGAATTAAATCCTTTTCATAAATACGCAGGAGTACCTGTAAAAGATTTAGGATGGAATCGATGAACATAAATGTCATACTCTTAGACTACGATAGGCACGACTATACTCAGAGGGTAAAGGATGTGAACTTCAATAACGCAGGTTATCCTTTTGACTTTACCATAGTCGATATGAAAGGAATCTCACGAGCGTTGAATCACGGAATCTTTCAATCGAGAACATACGATGCGGTAGTTACAATGGCTAACGATATTCTTATGCCTAATAGTTGGCTCGAGAGAATGGTTCAAGCTATGATAACTATTCCTAATTCAGGGATGATAGGAATTCACACAGTTGAAAGTATCTCAGAGCCTACTACTATAAACGGACTCCAAGTACACATACAAGAAGCAGCCTTCGGTAATGTTCTTATACCGATGAAAGCCATCGACAAAATCGGTTACTTCAACGAGGCTTATGATCCTTATGGTATGCAGGATAGAGATTACTCCTATCGGTTACAAATGACAGGACATTTGAACTACTACCTAAGCGGACTCCGAGCAGAACACATCGGACACGATGTAGGTCAAGATACTCCTTACCGAAAGATGAAGGATGAGGGACTAAGCAAGTGCGATTACCTATGGGCGAGAGAGACAGGAAAATACCAAGAAGAAAACAACTATACTATCTATCAAACAGAATGGCTATGATAAAGCTACCTATCAATCAAGTAAAAGCGAATCCGAACAATCCGAGAATAATAAAGGATGATAAATTTAAGAAGCTCGTGCAAAGCATTAAGGAGTTTCCTGAGATGCTTGAATTAAGACCTATCGTAGTTAATGAGGATATGGTTGTCCTCGGAGGTAATATGCGACTCAAAGCCTGTAAGGAAGCAGGACTCGATAAAGTACCTGTTATCAAAGCAAGTAACCTAACCGAAGAGCAGCAGAAGGAGTTTATCATTAAGGATAACGTAGGATTCGGAGAGTGGGATTGGAATGACCTTGCGAATAACTGGGAGACAGAAAAGCTACAAGAGTGGGGATTAGATATACCAGGTTTTGCTATCCCACCTTCAGAAGATGAGTTAATAGGAGAAGAAAAGAATAAGCCTCCTACTATGAAAATTACTTTCCAAGCTGTGGAAGATTTACAACAGGCTGAAATAGATATAAGAGAATTGATAGATAGAAAATATCCGAAAGCCTATTTTTCAGTTTCAGCAGGAGAGATATGAGATTAGAGAAAGCATCACATAAGGCAATAGTTTATGCTTGTATGAACTTTCATTATTCTAAAGCTATACCATCTACAAGAGCTAAACCATTAGGATATTCAGTATTTAATGATAAAAATGAATGGTGTGGAGTTATCATTTTTAGTGGAGGTGCATCAGCTAATATGGGTACACCTTATGGATTAAAATTTGGTCAATATGCAGAATTAGTTAGAATGGCATTGAATGGTAAGCAAGAAAGCACTTCAAAAGCTATGAGTATAGCAATAAGGCTTTTAAGAAAATCCTGTCCATCAGTAAAATTACTGATAAGCTATGCTGATAAAGGTCAAGATCATTATGGTACAATTTATCAAGCAACAAATTGGTATTTTGTAGGTGAAAGCGAAAGCTCAGGAATTGATTATTATTTTAATGGCAAATGGAGACACGATAGAACATTGAATGATTATGGTAGAGATTTTCTTATCAAATTGCCAAAGAGAAAAAGAAGCGGAAAATATAAATACATTTATCCATTAGATAAGAATTTGCTATCTATGTGTAATAAGTTAGCTAAGCCTTATCCAAAGAAACAAGCGGATATAGCATAATGGTAATGCACTGACTTTCCAAGTCAGGGATGGCGGTTCAATTCCGACCTATCCGCTCAATAAATTAGAAGGAATAAAGAGAAATGGCAAACGAACAGAACTTAATACCGGCTAAGAAGGGAGAGGTAAGGAATCCAAACGGGAGACCTAAGAAATACGTAACGCTACTTAGAGAACAAGGATACAAGCTATCCGAGATCAACGATACTATACAGACTATGCTTCAGATGGACTTGGATGAACTAAAGGAGGTATGGGATAACCCGAAGGCTACGATATTAGAAAAGACCATAGCCAACGCAATGAAGAAAAGCCTGGAGAAAGGTAGCCTGTATTCGGTTGAGACTCTCTTGACTCGTGTATACGGAAAGCCAAAAGAAACGCAGCAGGTTAGTACAGACTCTCGAATCGAGGTAGTATTCGTACAGGGTAAAACTATTCTATGAGGCTTGAACTTCCTCAGCCACATACTAACCAACAGAAAATCCTCGACTCACAATCGAGGTTTCGTGTTGTAATGTGTGGGCGAAGATTCGGGAAGTCAGAGTTAAGCCAAATAGAGATCATAACGAACGCACTACTCGGAAAGAATGTAGCGTACATCACTCCTACCTATCAATTAGCCAGAGTATTCTTTGAGCGGTTAACTCAAGCAGTTCCGTTTCAATCCAACAAATCAGAACTCACAATTAAGTTCCCGAACGGTGGCTCGGTGGATTTCTTTACAGGTGAGAGACTCGATAACCTTCGTGGTAGAAAGTTTCACCTCGTTGTAGTGGATGAGGCTTCGTTTATTCCTAACCTCGAAGATGGGTGGCTTAACTCTATCCGACCTACCTTAACCGACTACAAAGGTCGAGCTATATTCCTATCGACTCCGAAGGGTAAGAACTTCTTCTACTCTCTATTCTTAAAGGGAGGCGAACCCGATTGGGAAGCTTTCCGATTTACCACATACGATAATCCTTACATAGATAAGGGCGAGATAGATGATGCACGCACACAACTCCCTGAGGTAGTATTTGAGCAAGAGTATATGGCGAACCCTGCTGAGAACTCATCTAACCCATTCGGTTCTTCATACATCAAGCAATGTACTTTCCCCATATCTCCCGAACCTGCGATAGTGTACGGAGTGGACTTAGCTAAAGCGGTGGATTGGACTGTGATTATCGGACTCGACCGAAATGGCTCTGTCTGTCATTTCGATAGGTTTCAGAAGGATTGGAGACAAACAAAGCAAACGATTCTAAGCCTAAATAAAGCCCCTATTTTGATAGATAGCACTGGGGTAGGTGACCCTATCTTCGAAGATTTACAACGCGAAGGATTGGCTATAAATGGCTTCAAATTCAGTTCTACGAGTAAGCAGCAGCTAATGGAGGGATTATCCTCAGCGATTCAGCAAAGAAAGATAACTTACCCTGAAGGGAATATAGTAAACGAGTTAGAGGTATTCGAGTATCAGTACACCGCTACAGGGGTAAGATACTCCGCTCCTCCTGGCTTTCACGATGACTGCGTTATGAGTTTGGCTCTTGCTTGGCATCACTATACTCGTAACTCAGGTCAAGGTAGGTATAGCTTTGCTTGAGGTTTGCAAACAGCGAACGTGAGCTGATAATGTTACTTATTCGGCTCAAAAGTAAACATATTTGCTTACTATAAGACGCATAGGACACAACTCTAAAAATATCTATTTATGAATATGACTTGGAAAAACGTAAACGTATTTCAATGGCAGCAAATCGTGGATTTGTTCACGAAATCTAAAGACTTAACTGAGTTAGACTTAGCAGTTAAATGCGTGGCTATCCTCAAAGGGATGACTGAGTATCAAATAGATTCGATGCCTCTCGGTGAGTTAAACCCACTTCTCAAGTCTATCGATTTCATTCACGAAGAGATAAAGCCTGAGCCTCAGAAGTTTATTAAGGTAGGTAAGAAACGCTACAAGTGTATCTACGATGTGCGTAAGATTCCTGCTGCTCGTTATATCGAGAGCAAGTACTTTGCTAAAGATGTTAACGCTAACCTACATAGAATCGGTGCTTGTATGGTTATGCCTATGAAGAAAACCCTTTTCGGGTGGAAGGTAGATAAGTACGATGCGAGCAAGCACGAGGACTACGCTCAGGATTTGTTGGAAGCTCCTATAACTGCGGTACTCGGAAGCGTGGTTTTTTTTTGTCTCGTTTACAGGAATTGGATAAAGGCTTCGAAGGATTATTTGGTAGCAGAGATGATGGAGAAGAGCTTGACGAAGTACCAAGCAGAGGTTCTGTATCAAACTTTATGCGAGACTTTGGATGGATTTATCAAGCCTCATTGGTGGCTGAGTTCGAGAGAATCACGATGGAAGAGGTTTACGATATTCCTACAATCCAATTCCTTAACGACCTTTCTTACCTCAAAGCGAAAAACGAGTACGAAGCAGAGCAGTTAAAGAAAGCCAATGGCAAAGTCCGTTAAACAATTACAGGATGAGGTACTGAGTTACTTAGACTCAAAGGGTCAGAGTAAGAACGCTTTTACTGATGTAGAAAAGTTAGAAGGTATTGAGAAGCTGCTCGTATTAAGTGCAGCTAATTTCATTATTAAGGTTAAGGAGAATCTAAACGAGTCGGGTCGGGTAGATACAGGTGCTTTGTCAAGCGATATAGATAGCGGAGAGGTACAGGCAGGGGCAGGTTCAGTAAGTATAACTGTCGGTTATCCTGCAGGCTCTAAAGCAGCTAAATACTATGACTTCGTTAATAAGGGAGTAAAAGGTACTCGCTCAGGTAGTCCATCGGATAGTCCCTATTCGTTTAAGAATGAGCGTGTAGGAGGTTTACGTAATGCTATCGAAGGATGGTTGAAGCGAAATAACATAGCATCGAGAAACGAAGACCAAAAAAAGAATCTATCTCCAGTACAACGGAAGCGGAAACGTCTATCTAAGATGGTAAGTGAAAGCAGTAAAATTAAATCTCTTGCGTATGCGGTATCTGTTTCTATCAAGCGGAAGGGTCTTAAAAAAACAGGCTTCTTTGATAAAGCAGGTCAGTTCGCTTTCGGTAAAGAGTTTAATGATGCAGTAGCTAAAATAATAGGAAGAGAAGTAGTAATAAACATAAGAAATGGCAATAACATTAGATAACGCTCCTAACAATTACCAATCCTTTCACGAGGATATGTGGTATGTAGCGAGTTCAACGAACACAGGACAGAGTAACTTTAAGTACGTCTTTGATGTGTATATTAATTCAGTATTGGTAGCGAGAATAAAATCATTCCCTCAGCCTACTACCAACAAAGGCTTATTCAACGTAGCACCGATAATTAGAAACTATTGGGCGAGTTATTTTCAGCCTGCAACTTCTCAGACTGCGTTTAATTACATAGGTTCAGGAAATCGAGTTAACTATACGATTCAATTCGGAGAAGAGTACGGAGGTACTTTATACACTAACTTAGGAGAGGATGAGCGAGATGCGTTTAACTACTATCCGAATATCACAACAGGTAAAGCTGCATTTGATGGTACTTGGTATCAAGGTCAGTATTTAGGATACCTATTAACCAAGCGAGATAAAACACAACTGCAAACTAATCAGACAGGGAATAGGTTATTTATTACTCTACAGAATACAGACATTAATACTCCTATCGATTGGAGAGTAGATGTAATCAGAAGTAATGGCAATACGCAATCTAACGGACCTATAATCTCAATCTCAGATATTGTAGTATTCGATATTTCACCTACTGCACTTAATACATACTTAGGCTCTTCTTTTATCACATCAGCTACAGAATCATACGTAGTTAAATTCTTTAACGACACTACAGGAGATTACTTTGATGAG